GCGCCGCGAGGAGGTGGGAGAGCCCGCGCTGGACGACGGGCGGCTCGATGGTTCCCAGGACCGGCAGGGCGTCCACTTCCGCGCCTCCCTCCCTCGCCTTCCGGCGCAGGGCGGCGAGCGTGACTCCCTGGACCCGCTCCCGATCGCTGACTTCACTTCCAACGCCACTTCCCATGGTGGGAAGTGAGGTTGGGAGGTGATCTTGGCCCTGTGGCCGCCACTCTGGGGCCTGGGCGATCAGGGCCTCTAGCTCGGCGCGGATCAGGCGGTCTTGCTCTTCCGGTTCCTTGCCCTCAGCCGTCAGGCGCTCCCGGCGCTCCGCGATCCAGTCCGCTATGTCCGCGCCGTCATTCCGATCGGGGTAAAGGTCTATAACCCTGATGGACTTCGCCTTGCCCCAAAGCGACCGCGCCACCAGCTGGCCGTGCTTCCGCCCCGGGTCGTCGGCGTCGGCCCAGATGACGCATTCCAGCCCACGCAACGCCTCCGAATACTCGGGCCTCCATTCGCCCGCGCCGTGCGGGTTGCACACGGCGAACAGGTCAAGGTCAACAGCGGCATCGCAGCACTTTTCCCCCTCAAAGAGGTGGACGCGCTCGTCACCGACGTGCTCCAGCAGCGGTTGGTTGTAGAGGACTAGCGGAGGGGCCGGCAGGCAGGGCTTCGCCTGCAGATTCCAAATCCACCCCTCGCGGCAATCTCGCCGGTCGGCTTGGCAGTCGGCCCGGTGGGGGCATTCGCGCCAGTCGTCCGGCGCGGACCGACGGAGAACGTATGTCTTGCCCTGAGGCGTCTCGAAGCGGCACTTCTGGAAAAGCTGTCTGCTTCCGTCGGGCGTGTAGTAGTCCCAGGTGGCTGACAACCGCTTGGCTTCCACCCTTGATCCCACTCGAAGCTCCTCTATGAGAAACCGCTGTAGGCTCATCCCGCGCTTACAGACATGGCAATGCACTCCTCGCTCCGAGATGTGCATGTCTGGCACGTGAGGCGGCTTGCCCTTGCCATCGTCATGCCAGATGCACCAAAGGACGTGCTCGCCCAGACGGGTGCGGTCCCCCGTGAGCCTGGGAACAATTCTCGGATGTTGAAGGACCTGCTCAAGTAGGTTCGTCATATCCAGCCTGCTCAGGGTAACGGAGCGTGGCCCGATGTCGTAAAGCATCTGTCAGCCGGCCCTTGGCTGGGCACGCCGAGATGGTCTGCCTCGCGTCGGTTCCTTGCCACTTGCTGCCGCCTACGCTGCAGGCGGGCGATCTCTTTGCGCTCGAAAAGCCAAAGTCGCCCCAGCCTCAGGAAGCGCAGTTCACCGCGACGTGCCATCCTGTGCAGAGAGAACGGGGCGAGACCAACCAGCCTCGCGGCCTGTGGTGCTGTCAGCCACCTGTTTGCCATCGCACAACCTCCAGTGCTAAAATTAGGTGCGGGGTCGCACCCATATACCTTGCGGCGAGAACGAGCAAATGGGACAAGGCGATAGGATCGATGCGTCGATTTTCGATGACCAGAGCCTTGATAGAGCAGAGTGGTGGAATCGCGGGGCTTGCCGAGGACCTCGGGAACCGAATACTTCGGGCGGATCACGAGGGACAGTGGCTCGGAGACATCTACGTGCTGTGGCCGTTAGTCGACGATTACGGTCGGATTCTCAACTACGCAGAGGAAGAGGCCGATGACCTCCACAGGGAATACGATCATCTCATGAAGCACCCGAGCCCGGCGGACGAGATCCCATCGCGACCGGCGCAGCGCTTCTTGGAGGCGATGTTCCTAACGGCAAATGTCCTTAACTTCGGCTGCCTCCTCTACGCGACAAAGAGGCTTGAGAGCACGTCGCTCGGCCGCAAGGGGCCGACGGATCTCGAGCAAGAGGCCCGGCTGTGGCTGAGACTTGAGATACCAGAGCCCATTCAGGCCAAGCTGCGCGATTACCTGACTGATGTGCTCAGGCCGGCGCCGAAGGGGCGAGACCGCGACCACACTATTGGGGAACTGGTAGTGACCGACGGACGATCCCTCGACCTTTCAGCTTTATGGCTGGCGTCTCACGAATCCACCGAGTTCCGCAAGGAAGTTCTGGGCGATGACGATGATGTCGCGAACCCGCAACCGGTTTGCGAATCAGCGGGGGAGTTCATTGATTGGATGCGAGGGCTTCCGTTCCGTGGTTTCGGCGCTGTCTACAGCAGGGTGCGATCGGCCCTTCGCGCTGCCTACAAGGCCGAGGCGCCAAGAGATAAGACAACCAGCCGAAAGAAGTCAGCAGTTGGTGAGAAGCACAAAGCGAATGTCCGGGCGACCGAGGACTTGGCCGCTTCGGCCCAATCAAAAGCGACAGACCGGCTGATTCAGCGGGAGAATGTGAAGGAGGCACAGGACGCCCTGCGCCACTTGGTGGATGTGCTTACGCCGAAACAGCAGAAGGTGATCTCGCAGTATCGGTGCGCGCTCGAACAAGGGTATCGTTACAGCGGCAAGCAGGGCAATTCTCTCCGGCAGTTCTGGGTCAGTGACTATGAGCGAAAGAAGAGGATGCTGGCACGAATCCGAGAGGATCACCCACGCCTCGTGTCGGCCATCGAGGCGCTGGCCGATGCCATCTAGCCACCAAGCACTTTCCGTGGTATAATACGAACGTGAGTTTTCTGATGCTGACGGCGAATGATGTAGCTCAAGAAGTCGAGCGCGTGGCCACCGATTCCGGGTTCGGCTACGTGCACGTGATCGTCGCCGCGGGAAGGATCGAGCGCATCGACCGCTGTGTGCAGATCAAGCCGATTCGACGGGGCGTCGCACCGCGGCGCTCCCTCGTGTTGCAGGGCACCGCTGAAGCTGACTGAGTAGCCCGCGCCGATACAATTGCAGATCGCCGAGCGAACAACGCAGGCGAGCTTACTCCCGATGAGGGATGGCTCGCCTGTTTGCATTCAGGGACATGAAGAGGTGAAGATCATGGACGCAACACTCGCTGCTGAATCGAAAGCCGCATCCGCGATCACGACCGAACCCCGTGACATCTCGACGCTGCGGCCCCACCCCCGCAACTATCGCCGCCACCCCGAGCGCCAGCTTACCCTGCTGCGAGAGAGCCTGCGCATCCACGGCCAGCAGAAGCCGGTGGTGATCACCCCCGACGGCACCATCCTCGCCGGCCACGGATTGGTGGAGGCGGCCAAAGCCGAAGGCTGGAGCCAGCTTGCCTGCCACGTCTATGACGGCCCTTACCCCGAAGCATTCCTCGCCATCGACAACCGCGCTTCCGATCTCGCTGAAGATGACGAGGCGGCGCTGGCAGCGTTGCTGCGCGACCTGGATGCAGAGGGAAACCTGAACGCAGCGGGCTATGGGGACGACGATCTGGCCGAGCTGATTGCCCGGCTCGATGCCGAGGACAAGCGCGGCCGCGAGGAGGTGTTCGACGCCGAGCAGGCGATGGCCGAGGCCGAACAGGCTTCCGGCCCCACCCGCGTCCAGCGGGGTGAGGTGTGGCAACTGGGCCCGCACCGATTGCTGTGCGGGGACTGCACGGTGGCGGAGAACTGGGAGCGGCTTATGGCCGATGCCATCGCCCAAGCGGTGATCACCGATCCACCCTATGCGGTCGCCTACTGCGGCGGACGCGCCGCCCAGCAAGAGCGTATCGCCAAGGCGCGGCGTGGGGTAGATCAGCCCTCGGATGCTTACTGGGATGACCTGACGCCCGACGCCTATCGCACTTTGCTCACCTCCAGCCTGTCTCTGGCTCATCAGCACAGCGATGGCAAGGCTCCGCTCTACCTGTGGTTCGCCAGCGCCCACCTACGCGATGTGCTGTCCTGCCTTGCGGAAACCGGCTGGCAGGAGCGCAACTTGATCGTGTGGGCGAAAAACAATGGCGCAGGGGCCCTGTTTGCCCAGTACAAGCACTGGTACGAGCCGCTCTTCTACGCCCACAAGCGCGGCGAAGCTCCCCGCTGGCACGGGCCCACCAATGAGCGCACGGTATGGGAGCACGACAAGCCCGCCGCCAATGATCTCCACCCCACCATGAAGCCCGTGCCGCTGATCGAGCGCGCGATCTCCAACGCCACCGAACCGGGGCACCTGGTGGTGGACGCCTTTCTCGGTTCGGGCACCGCCATCATCGCCGCCGAGCGCACCGGACGGCGCTGCTATGGCATGGACCTCGACGCCCGCTATTGCGATGTCATCGTTTCACGCTGGGAGTCGTTCACTGGGCAGGAGGCGGCTGGCCCTGAGTGACCTGCAGTTCATCCGGGTGTGGGCCCACGAGGTCGCCGAATATGAAGCGCGGGGCTGGCGACTGCAATGCGTGCGGCGGGGTATGCCGTGCGAAGCCGTGCTGGGGCCAGGCTATGCCGACTGTCTAATGGTGAGGCCACATGCGCCACTCACCGGGGAAGAGACGGCCTACCCAGCGCACAATCGAGGGGGTGAAGGCGATGGCTGAGCGACAGAAACACGCGGGCGGGCGTCCCCCGGTGCCGCTTGACCTGCGCCAGGTGGAGGAGCTGGCGCGCATCGGCTGCACGGAAGAGGACATGGCGGCGGTGCTGGGGGTGTCGGTGAATACCCTCCAGCGGCGCAAGCGCGGCTGCACGGAGTTTCGGGGTGTGATTGAAAAGGGGCAGGCGTCCCTGCGTAACTCCCTGCGGCGGCTGCAAGTGAAGAAGGCGTTGGAGGGCAACGTCACCATGCTCATCTGGCTGGGCAAGCAACTGTTGGGCCAGTCCGACCGCCACGACTTCGAGCACAGCGGCGCCCCGGATCGCCCGCCGATCAGCATCATCGAGGTCATAAAGCCATATCCCCGCGAGAGTGAGGAGGCGGCTGGTCGGCCTGCGCCCGCCCATAGCGCAACCGAGGGCTCAACGAATGAAGAGCCTCTACCAGGTTGAGGGCGGCAAGCTGCGGGTGTCCATGCACCCGGGCCAACTGCGCGCCTGGAATAGCGACCGGCGGTTCGTCTTCATCATCGCCGGCGCCCAGAGCGGCAAGACCAGCTTCGGCTCCACCTGGCTCTATCGTGAGATTCAGCGCTGCGGCCCCGGCGACTACCTCGCGGTGACCGCCACCTACGACCTGTTCAAGCTCAAGCTGCTGCCGGAGATGAGACACGTATTCTGCAACCTCTTGCGCTGGGGGGAGTATCAGGCCAGCGACCGCGTGATCGAGTCCCACGACCGCTCCACCCGCATCATCCTGCGCTCAGCCAACGCTCCCGGCGGACTCGAATCCGCAACCGCCAAGGCCGCCTGGATTGACGAGTGCGGCCAGGATGAGTTCACCCTACAAGCGTGGGAGGCGGTGCAGCGACGGCTGTCCATCAACCAAGGACGGGTGTTGGGCACCACCACGCCCTACAACCTGGGCTGGCTCAAGAGCCAGGTCTTCGACCGCTGGAAGGGCGGCCATCCCGACTACGACGTGATCCAGTTCGCCAGCATCCAGAACCCGAGCTTCCCTCGGGCCGAGTATGAGCGCGCCCGGTTGGTCTTGCCGAGTTGGAAGTTCGAGATGTTTTACAACGGCAACTTCAGCCGCCCGGCGGGCCTGATCTACGCCGATTTCGACGAATCGGTACACCTGGTGCGGCCCTTCAGCATTCCACTCGACTGGCGGCGCTACGTGGGCATCGACTTCGGGGCGGTCAACACAGCCCTGGTGTGGCTGGCGGAAGAGCCGGGGACCGGCAAGTACTACGCATATCGCGAGAAGCTGCGGGGCGACCTCACCGGCCCCCAACATGCCAAGGAAGCTCTGGAGTACAAGGAGCCGGTGCGCATGTGGTTGGGCGGAGCCAAGAGCGAAGACGCGCAGCGCCGCGACTGGCAGCTGGCCGGCTGCCCAGTAATGGAGCCTATGATCACCGACGTGGAATCGGGCATCGACCGGGTGATTGGGCTGTTCAAGCAGCGCCGGCTGTTCGTCTTCGAGACTCTGGTGCACCTGCGTTCGGAGCTGGGCACCTACTCGCGGGAGCTGGATGATGCGGGCGAGCCGCTGGAGAAGATCGCTGACAAGCAGAAATACCACTGCCTGGACGCGCTGCGGGGGGTGTGCTCGGCATTTCCGCTGCGACATGATGCGCTCAAGCCGTTGGACCCGGATGCGGTCGCCGAGGCCGAGCGGAGGCGGTTGCACGAGCAGCATGAGCGCAAGTGGGCGTGGTTCCGCCAGCCGGCCCCGACCGGGCCGACGGGGAGGTCGAGCGGGTGGTGAGCGCCGGTTACGTCCGCCCCGGCTACCTCGCCGTCTGCTTATCCCCGAAACCGGTTGCTGGCGTACTTGCCACCTGCCGGCGCAGGTCATCGGCCCCACGGCCTTGACTTGGGGGCGCGTCTGAGCGAGGGGTATGTCGGTCGGCGTTGTCGCCGGCACACCATGACTCACTGGAGGAAGACAGGATGACACGAGCAGCGCAGAAGAAAGCCGTGGAGCAGCGCACCCAGCAGCGGCTGGCGACGCGCAAGGAGGCGGCGCAGCGCGGGGTGGAAACCCGGCGGCGTAACCAGGAGGCGCAGGTCGAGCGCCAGCGCGCGGAGGCGCGCGAGCAAG